CTCCTACCCATGCTTCTCCTCTTTCAGTAGCACGTTCTTTTGGAGTCATTTTTGCTTCTTGTTCGGCAACCTGTGCTTCAGCAGTTGAGGCTATAGCCTTTGCTTCCATTTCTTTAAGCATCTTTAAGTTTTCTTCTAACTTATCGATACCAAACCATTTTTTAATTAAATTTTTCATTTTTCATCCTTGCAATCGCAACGTCTTCCTTGATAGCAGTTTCCTGTACAAAGAGATTTAGAACCTTTAGTAAACGCAATAACACATACTACAAATATTGTTACCAATAGTAATGCTATAATCATTTCAAACATTAGGTACCCCATTCGTTTTTAAAGAGTGGAACTTGTAAACGGTCACTGTAACGCCACCCACGTTTCATAGCCGCTAATGCTACATTTTTAGCATTTAATGTATACACACTTTCTACACCGCCCACTGGCATTAGATAAATGTGTCCTTTGAATCCTGCCGATTTAAACGCATCTACTGCACGTTCTGCATCCTCGATATCTTGTTCTGTAGCAACAACAAATTTAAGATATGCTATACCAACTTGTTCGTATTCACATACTATTTCGGGTTTAATTGCATCTTCCCAAGATTCACCACTTGCCGGTAATTTTGCACTTACACTGAATGTAATTTCTCTCTGTTGACGAGGTAAACCTTTCCATACACTCAAATAATGTTTAAATTCTGTAGTTAATTGTTGAGTACCATTTGTTTCGAACGTAATTTCTTTTAAACCGGCCATCTTAGGATGATCCAACAAATCAGGATAAGCACGTTGCCATCCTAACAACGGTTCTCCGCCTGTAATAACTAGATGCTCGTCTTGCCATTCGTTATATGGAATAATTTCTGTAATACGATCTGCTATAGCATCTGTAGTAAGCATTGGACTAAGGTCTTTAAAGCTAGGATGCCAACTAGCATAGCTATCACAACCGGTTGATACTAGTGGCAAATCTTCATATTTGTTATATAAATGTACAACACTAGCAATATCTTCTGCTTCTGTGCTTAGTTCGCCTCGAGGCATGCCAAAGCCTGCACACTTAAAGTTACAACCAAATGTACGTAAGAAAACAGACGGTACACCCATGTAACGTCCTTCGCCTTGTACACTATAAAATAATTCTGCAATTTTAATTTTACTCATCTTCATCTTTCTCTAAATATTGACTTACTTGATCTTCTGCATCTTGTATGCTTTCAGCCCATACTGTAAATGTAGCGATACCTTTACTAGCACGAATATCAAAAGGAATAGTTCCGTTTGGAATCCAGTTATCGCCTACTTCTCGTTTAATAGTAAATTTTTCCATCGTAGTTGTTTTCATACGATAGATTAATTCATCAGTTAGTTGTTTGGCGTTTTGCATCCTGTTCCTCCTTGAATTTTGCTACATCCTCTACAGCACTTAGCAGTGTGTGAGCATAGTTAAATGCTTGTTGTCGACGCATGATTACAGTAGACTCTGTATCAATATAACCTTTAGTCAACAATGTCCAAATAGCATGCCAACGAGTTTTACTCCACCAATTGCTTTTTACAGTTGTATAGATAGTAACACTAACATCATTCTCTTCAGCCTCGACCCACATGTGATGATCGTGATCGGATGCGCCACATTCACATGTAACACGGTAAACTTTTGAGTTGCCCCAATCGTTTGTTTTCATAATGCCTTCGGCAGGTGTTTGTACTATCATTTTGAAGCGTATTCCTGTTGCATCTTAATATTGTCAAAGAATTCTTTCTTTGTACCGTGGTCGTCTTTGAACGCACCTTTTAATACTGTAGTTTGTGTAAGACTGCTCTTGGCCATAATGCCGCGATTTTCACAGCATCCATGTACGGCTTGTACATACACACCTAAGTCTTGTGCTCCTGTGGCTTTTTGGATTTCCCTAGCAATGTCATTACAAAGTTCCTCCTGGAGAGTACCACGTCGGGCACACCACTGTGCAATTCTTGTGTACTTGCTGAGTCCGATAAGTTTCTCGGCCGCAATAATACCAATATAAGCAACGCCGGTAACGGGTTGGTGATGATGGCTACACATACTGCGAAGCTCACTACGAACAACTAGCATACCTTCATAACGGTCCACCGAGTCGTTTGGAAATGCTGTTGCGTCTGGTGCTGGGTCATATCTTCCACTCATTATTTCATTAAAGTACATTTTAGCCATTCGCTTGGCTGTGCCTTTGCTATTAGGATCTGTTTCGCGATCAATCAGCAATGCATCTAAGACTTTTTCAAAAGCCTTAGTAGCTTCTTCGATTAAGACTTCTTTTTGTTCTTCGTCGACAAACTCGCTAATGTTGTCACCGGCCCAAAAACGCTTGCCTCGTCGTTTCATTTGAAAGCGGATAACATCCGCTAGATTACATTCTTTATAATTTTTGTCATCATCGTCTTGCTGTTCTGCGCCAGCAAGAATATTTTCGTGTTCGTATGTTCTGGATTCAGTCATTATTACTCCTATGTGTTATTATATGGGTTTATTTAGGCGATTGCAAGATATTTTCTGCTCGAAGTTTTCTACATGCTTCTTTTACAGCAACAGGATAATCGGGGTTAATTTCAGAGATTGAGCAATCGTAACGTACGGTTACGTGGGGGTGTTTTAAAGCCATGTATAATCCAAACACAACAACACCGACACCTGATAATATTACTAGTACAAAATCTAAACTTTGTCGCTTATTAATATCTTGCATAAATGATAATCCTTTTTTGATTTAAAACGAAATAGCATACAAGTTTCATATGGATGACTTGTATATCTTAAACCAGGCAGACCAAAAACTTCCATAATATCTGCACACACTTCATTCCACCAGCTATTTCTTTGATTATTCCAATCTATGCGGATCTCATAAACTGAATTAACTGTTTCCATTTTGTTCTGCTTCTTTAAGCTGATCTTGCAAATATTCTAAATATGAATCTAACACTTCAGCTTGTTTAGTTACGCCATCGGATCTCATTCTGGCGATATCTTGTGTAGCTTGGACAATTTTGTCCTTAATTTCTTGTACAGTTAGTTCTTTCATTTTCCAGTACCAAATTTAATTAATGATCCGCTGAATAAGATATTAAAAGCGGCCCAAGTTTCCCATGTTAATGGAATATGCAATGCCGGAAATAATGTATTCAACGCCCATATACCTATGATAGGTCCCAATGAAATAGCAATGATAATGAATATAATACCAAATGCTAATCTAATTAAACTGCTTGTTAACGACATAACCAAAATTCCTCCCAAGGATAAACTAACCAACAATCTTCTTCTGTCTTGTTTACAGTCCAGACATAGTAATCTGGATCTTTAAATTGACTAGATAAATTATGAGTTAATACTGCAAACCTGACATTGTCTCCCCATACATGTTGCCATTGTGTTTCGCCAGGCAAGCAACTGTTTTGCCAATCTTTTTTAATCCACGCGACGGTAGATCCTTGATCATTAATATCATCAACAACTAGAATCTTTTTACCTTCGTATGCGTCTTCGCTCATGCTACAATTACTAACACAGTCGCCACCGTCTCGTAGACTAATGTCTAAACTGTTCATTTTAATGCCAGTGTACTGGCTTAGCAAGTTAGCTGGCACAAGTCCACCGCGGGTTATACCTACAATATAGTCAGGCTTCCAATCGTGTGCTGACATCTGGCGAGCGATATCTAATACCGCTCCTTCGACTTGTTGCCAGGTATAGTAAACTTTCTTCATACTGTCAATGCAGATGCTAATGTTGTCATTTCATCTTGAGTCATAAAGAAATTATAAACAGCAGTATCTGTGACCTCACCGTCTTTTAGTGATTGTTGTTCTAAATTGACACTAAACAATCCTTTAGGATTTAGTACTTCGTGTTTTTTTAAAATAAGACGAAAGCCCTCGTGTTCTTTGATAATCGTCTCTTTATAAGTATCTCTAACTGATTCATGTAGTTCCATTGTCATCTCCTTTTATTGCTTCGAATGTTCTATACTTGCCCAATGCTGTGATGTAATCATCATACAACTTTTTTAGCTTTGGATGTTTACGTTCTAGTATAACATCTCGTTCGGGAATTTGCAAGACCTTTTCAATGGTGTTTAACCGTTCCTCCAAATCGCGCCCGTTAATAACCATGTTACCTTTGACTTCTATAGTGGCAGGATTGGTTTGATTAATCCTCATCACTTCGCTATTTGGAACGCTTGTATTAGTGGTCCAAATAGTGTTAGTTCCAGTCGATGTTAGATAACCGCCATATGGTATAGTAGCTGTGCTGGTACCATTAGTATATATTGAAGTAGCAGTTGTATTAGTTGTTGGGAAGTAAGACATTCTTTCTATCACTTAAATATTTTTCAAAGTGGATCCATTTATTTTCAACAATAAATCCCCACTCGCGTTGACGCTTACCGACAAAGAACAATGTCCACGGTGTTACGCCTTCTTTTAATTCGATACGGTGGAAGGTATGTGTATTTCCGAAACGGAAACTACCAGGCCCTCGCCAAATTCTTACTTCACAGTTCTTTGTACCATCTTCATTGAATTGTGCAATCCACTCGTAGTATCCACCGGCAAGAATGATAGTAAAGTAGTTCCATGGATGATCATGAACATCATCTGGATCTGATTTTAAGAACTTGTGTAAAAATACGTTGTAAGGGAATGTTACACGTTCTTTGAATAGAACATAGTAACGTTCCAAATATGGTTCGTTTTCTGTACGATCCATAATGATACGTTTACGGTCATGGCGTTCGAGCCAATTAAGGACGTGATCTTTGATCTTCTGGTGTGTCATAATGATTTTTTACTAGTAAATAAGTTGTTTTAAATTTTTCAAATGCTATTTTTAAACCAGGATATTCTTCGCACATTTTCTGCACTTCTGACCAATTGGGAAATTGATCTTTCCAATCTTCGGGCAAATGAAACGTAAAGGTATCGGATGCACCTATACTATTAAGTTGAGCAGTAGTTAACGATGCTATACCTGTGCCAAACGTACTAATAGTATGCGTGGGAGAATAACATGTATTACTAATCGTAATAGTATCCGATGAAAGAGAGTATCCACTATTTGGAGCAGTAATTGTAATCACGCAAGGAGAGTAACTACTAGCATAATCAGTTGAGCCTGTCCAACAAACTGTTTGCGGAGAAGAAATTGTCATGTAAATCCTTTGCTTGTTTTCGGATCATATGAATTCTTGTAGAATAATTATCCATATGTTCCATTATCTTACGACATACGTCTGGACGATATACGGTATAAGCGTCATAACTTTCAGTCCATTTACTTGGATACTTAAATCCATCGTAATACATTTCTGTGTAACTAAGTCTGTCCGGGACCATAGGAATAGCATCAACTACCGCACCTTCATAGCAACTAATGCCTAAAGTTTCTTGTAAGTTAGCACTAAACACCATCTTCGCTTCGCCTAACAAGTTATGATATTCATTTTTTGTTAGTTGTTGATCCTGACACACTATAAATTCATACTGCGGTAAGTGTGTAGCTAAGTCTCTGAAAATCTCAACTTGCTTCTCAGGTGCGATGCGATGCGGAAAAAGAATTAAGTCACGCTTGGGCATATTCTTATACATAGTTAATGTATCGTCCATATATTCCATAGGCCAGCCTGTGCGTACAATTTTTGTATCGTATAATTCCTTAGCAGGAGTAAACCCTAATAAGTTTTCGCAAAATAATTCGATATGAAATTGTGTAGCAAAGTAGTTGTGATCAAATGCGTGATAGAAACTTTTTTCAGCGTGTCTGACCCAAGGTTTATCTCCAACTAACCGTCCGAGAAAGTCTTGAGGATCATAACTGCCAGCATGCCATAGACCATGTGTGACTACTGGAATGTTCAGTAGTTCACTCATGTATTTTAAGTTTATGATGCCAGGATGCCAAGCATCAGTAAAAATGAAGTGATCGCCAGGCTGTACTGATCCGGAGCAAAATAGACGCCCCATTTGTTCCACTTGGCTAGACTTATAGATATTGGTGCCGCCAAAATTAAGAAAAGCACCAGGAGTAGTGGCTGAAGGAATATCCGTAGGCCCAGATAGAATTTGAACATTATGTCCTGCCTTTCGTAAGAGATTAGGTACATGGCGTTTCCATTCGCCAGTGTACCTTGTATCTACGGCTTCTAAATCAACTAGAAAAATTGTCATTATTAATAACGATTGTTTCCACTGCGGTTGTATTCGCCACGTGGTTTGCGTTCACCGGTATAAGGCTTCTTAGGACGATTACGTTTTTCATAATTTCTCCAAGCCCAACTTTCTCTATTGTAAAGATCTGCTTCGTTAAACGGAAACATTTCTAGTTTGCAATAATCCAAATATGACTCTAAGTCGTCAAAAATTTTGACAATATCAGGGCGGATTTCGAAATAACTAACGTCTTTATAATTCTTAGCCATAATAGCTTTCCTTGTTTATATCAATACTTAATAAAAGAACCATTTTCTCCGTCTTCGGAGACTTCAATCCAAATCTCACGATCTGGATACTTTGCTGAGATTGTGTCATATAAATCATCTGACATCATCTCGCAACTTTTATAGTCAAGTTTCAAAACGGAATCTTGACCATTATACAGCGACTCGAGCCATCGCTTGAATTGTATGAACTCGACATCTCTGTCATTGTGTTGCACACTAAGCCACACCCTGAAATGAAAGATGTGACGATGAGGAGTACCAAGAAACGATACGTCATACATGTCTCCTGTTGCTAATTTTGGATCTGTTGCGGCCGCTGGATAGCAGTGGATACCTTCCTTTTGAAAAGTAACCCAGATCATTTTATTTGGTCTAATATCTTGTTTAATAATCATTAATTTTCTCTTTTAAAGCGTTGTAACGGAAACTGATCTACTTGTAGTTTATAGATAAAAAACACTAATGTCAATCTATCAGACGTATTATTTTTTACAAAATTATTAGCGGCATGATACATATGACTATCAAATGCAACTAATCGATTGAATTTATTTTTAACTATAATAGATTCTGAAAATTGTTTATTATTTTCTTCTCTATAATTTTTATATTCAATATTTTTCTTAGGATCTTTTATTGTTTCTGCAAATTTATCTTGATGTAATGCTTGCGGAGCCATAACTGCTGAATCATATACAGTTGTTCCTGCATCAGGTGTAGCATCATCATCTAAATATATAATTCCGGTAATCAAGGCATCGTCGACATGTGCCCACCCACTATCATATATTGAACTTACTTTTTGAAAACATCCAGTTGAGCTCCATGCATAGGTATGATTTGCAGGATAAAATATTTTTAAAAACCTTGTTATAGTATTGTCAAAAAAATTCTTATCCAATTTATGCAAAGGCAAAGACCGTTCACCGGGCCATCGACTCTCATCGTCGGTTTGATATTCTTGCCTTAATGCATAATCTCTAACCATTAAGGGATTATCAAAAAAATTATCTACTACTGTTGTAGGAATTATATAATTATTCACAGCGTTGTATCTTGTGTATATTGATCCCAATAAGTGTATTTGTCTTTACTCATTAGATCGTGTAGTTGATGTGTCCATACACCGGGATTTGTAGCACCCCAAGTGCGATCATCAAGTTTAAGTGTAGCATTATAGTTAAGTTGATTGATATACGGTAGTTTAACACTAATCATAGGAACAAAACGTGGATATTCGTTATAAGAAGATTCTAATACACCTTCAATATGTTCAACACCAAAGTCTAGAGTTACCCAATAGTCTTTCTTTAAACACGGAATAATAACATCATCCCAGCGTTTGTATTCTCCGTGGCTAATCGATTTAGGATTAAAACTTTGACTAGTGCCAAAGTAGATATGTTTTACTTTACTTTCTTCAGCTTTTGTAAGGATTTCTTCGATAGGAGGAGTTCCTACAACAAATAAGGTAAACATACTATGACAAATAGTATGCTCCACTTCATAACCTGTGAAATAAACAACATCTTGTCGTTCTTCTGTGTTTAATCCCATTTAATATAACCTCTGCTGTAACCACTCGGACGATTAACGCCATCCGCAAACGCTTGTTCCCACTCTGTAGTACGATTGTAACATTTTGTCCAAAAAGAATCAACCTCTAAGTAACCGTTTTCGATAAAATACCTTGCCATTTGCATACAATCAATAAAATAAGGATTACGTGGACTTGGCTTAATAGTAGTAACAGCCTTCCAAAGTTGAGATTGCGCTTCTTGTTTAGATACTGCTTTGCCAACTCCATCGATAATTAATGCATTATTATTTAGGTTAATTTGTAAACCTAGCTCATAATTTCCACTAAGATCTACAACAACATCATAATTTTCAATAGTGCTTGATAAAAGTTTATCTCCCCACAAATCTTTATTGCTGTGTCCAAGCACATCTACATGAAAGATATAACCATTTAGGCGCATAGCATGATAAGCAACCCAAGCAAGGAAACCACTACCAATAATTAACATACGTGTGTTTTCACTTTGACCTTGTCTATCTAATAATTGTTCTTTAGCCTGATTAATAAGATTGAGTCCACACGCTACTGGTTCAAGAATATATTTAGGATTAGCTTCGGGGACTACTACAAATTCTTCAATTCTAACATTATAATAATCGGCATACGCTGGTTCACCTCGTGTAGCAACAATATCGCCAACGTTGGTTTTAGCAATGCCTGATCCAACTTTGGTTACAATGCCTAACCCTTCGTGACCTTGCATGTGCAACGGTAATGGCCCGAATTCGCCCATCATCATATCAATGTCGCTACGACAAACACCTGTCATTAACGATTTAACTTCAATTTCATAAGTATTTGGTTCAGGTTTATCGTACTCAACTTCATCAAACCAACCTTGACCGTTAGTTTGCAAACATTTTACTTTCATAATTTTTCTACTTGTTCGTGGATCCAAAGGTCAATGTCATATTGATTTAACCAGAATTGATAATTATCCATATTGTCTATAGCATCTTTGATCATATTTGAATATGCTTCTTCTGGACATAACCCTAATTCAAAACTTTCTATTAATCCATCATTGGTATGAAAATCAATCCGCCTTAAATCATCGGTGGTATTTCTCCAATTAGCTTCTAACGACCATTTATTTCCAAAATCTATATAACAATGATCGTCGACATCATATATTCCATCTGATTTAACAACACCGTAATCAGTTTGAGTTAAATCCTTTAACTCCCATTGCCTATTAGAACCATAATCTTTTAACAGTTCTTTACGCCAGTTTGGATTAAGGGCAATATATAAACTTAATAAATGTGGCATTAAATCTCTACTAACACCTCCAAATGCTAATTTTTTTGTAGTAAACCAAGTTCCAGGGTTAGGTACACGATCTTTATTACACCAAAACAAATCAACATACCGGGCTCTTAATGCTTGTAACTTTAATTCATCTATATTACTACGCCACATATTGTTTTTAACCATCATAAATCGTGTTTGAGGGAATGTGGTTATAAGTTTAGCCCATGTGAGACTAGTAGCAACACCTGGTTTTTCAATAAAAACAATCTTTGTATAAGGCGCTAGTTTAGCCGCAAGCTCGAAATGCGTAAAGTTAGGAGTACAAATGTGTACAGTATCAAACATGTGGCATTTAATAATAGCTGAATCCACAGTTTGAAAATCTGCACCTTTATTTGGGTCGCTATCTACGGTAATTACACCGTGACCAAGTTCAGTTAATACTTTAACATATAGATTGCCAATGCCCATACCTACAACAAGACTAGTTTTCATTTGTAAATTTCTTTCCTTCTTCCCAATACTTGATCATACGACTAACATCTTCCATACGTTCTTGCACGACATTAGGAGCCGCACGTTCTAATTCTTTCAAATTATGATAACTAGGATAATGACGCAAGCACCAGCGAGCTTGTTCGCGTATTTCTTTTGGAATACGTGGAGTTTTTTGAGGATTCATTAGGTCCTGTAGAAACTCTTCAGTTCGCTGTATACTTTTAAATCTTTCGTCAGGTAATGTCATGTACGCTTGCTTCTAAAGCATCGAGTTTATCAATTGCCGACTCGTCAAAATCGGTTTCTTCTTCTAATTGTACACTATCTTCTTCTACTTCTTCAAACAATTCGAAGAATTTAGTACTGGCATTAACTGTACGTTTGCCCGTATATCCTCTAGTTCCCGGAATAGCTTGCCAAAATTTATCAAATCCGTCGATAATTGCATTAGCAGTGTCTCGATCAGGAGCACTAAAAATAGCATCTACGATATCTTTGAAGTATATTCGATCAAATTTTTCATCTACTAGCATAGCAGGACAAAGACCAGCATCATATTGACGATTTGCCTCTTGTACACTATTCAAATGCAACCATACATTATGACCCATCATAATAGCATAGGTAAAACTATCCCAACTTGTTTTACCTTCTTTACCTATCTTATTTAGATCACCGGGCCCATATATACAAATCTTATTAACTTCTACTCCATCCATTAATGGGCTAGTAGTAAAAGACTCGAAATGTTTATCTTGTACTACTACGTCTTGGAATAATCTTGTGTCTTTAGCATACTTTTTGTCATCAAGAGACGGCAACATACGGTAGAGCCACTTTTCTCTGTCCTTAATTTCTGTTTGGACATAGATTTGTCCGTTTGCGGTTGCAAGGAACGGTGAGGCGCAATCAAAAGAGATGGTAAAGTTTTCATTATGATATTTCCTTATTGCACGTTGTATGTCAGTTAATAATAATGCCCATTCCAATTTACTAGTTCCTAGGAAGTGCATCCAATCTTGATGTCCTTTTTCAAGAAGACCATCAAATTTTAATGCCACTAGTCTGCGCAATGTTAATTCGACATCACACATATTCTGTCCACCCATAGCCCAGCCATTAAAAGCCTTATCGCCATATATGTTAGGATCGCAAAAATCCTTCATTTGCTGATACCAATCTTCTGCTTGTGCGTGATTTTCACCTTGCAATACATTTAAAAATTTACAAGCACCTGTACGGTGTTTAATAAAATATTCGTTATTGTATTTTGTAGCATTTACAGCTTGTTGATATGAACTAATACCAGTGGCCTTCTTTCCAACAGGGCTACGTTCAACCCATGCTGGAATATCAAGCACCATTCCGTAATCCATTAATGCATCCATCCATGCTAACACTTGTTCACGTTTTTTCTGCGCCGCATCTAGTAATGCTTGATAGTTTTTAACATGATCAATCTTAGTATATTTTGGATTTCCATTTTTATCTAATTTAGGATCTCCAGTTGGATGCAGTTGTGGCACAAGTTCGACTCCTAATGCGTGAACTTCCTTCCATTTAGCTGCCACTTCAGGGCCATTAGGATCTCTCCATTCTCCTGCCCATACGCCTTTACCAATCTGGAATCCGCCCGAATCACCTAAAACCCAACTTGTTGTACGATCCCTGTTGCGAAACATATCTTCGCTAGGATCAAATTTAGTTAAATCTAAATTAGCGTGACCTGCACTATATAAACAATGATCAAAGTAAAATGCCGCATTTGGATTTAGATAATTCATAGCTTCGATCCCTAATGGGCCAAAGCTCGCAGGTATACGTGCAGGATCGACGTAGTTACTATGACGTTGTTTGCCTATATAAGTGCTATAAAATCCTGACGTTGCCGGCAGGAAATATGCATAATCACTTTGAGTGGCAGTAAGATTCTTATTCAAGTTTACCCCATTTAATCTTTAACCATAATCTTTCCATGGCGTAATGAACCGCAGTTAAAATGACATGGATTATAACGGCATCCTCTAAACCAGTCCATATAGCAGTTATAAGCAAAGCTACTATTCTATAACTTAATGCTCTTAATATAGTACGTTTGTGTAATTCAGCCATTATTTGCTCTGCGCTGGAAGAATGTATTCGTATTCTGTAATACCGCTGTCTACAGTAATTTGTAGAGCACCTTGATCACTAATACGCATGGTTTTGTCGCCAGTTAAATTAAGAATACTCATAACTTGTACGACAGGCCAAGACCATGCTTGTTTTAATTTGCCATTAATGCCTGCTTGGAATGTAAACGATCCAGCATGTGTACTCGCATCTCCAAAACTAAACACTAGATTACTATCTTCTGTTCTAACTTGGAATACTTGTTCTTCTGTGTGAGCAGTAGCTTGGAATTTTAATTTTTGTATACTAGCCATAGTTGGCTGGAATTCAATGTTCCAAGTTGCACCTTTAAACTTAACAGTTTTTAATTTGTCATTGATAATATCGCTATTCATAAAACGATAATCATTTTCAAAGTCGCCAGCACCGTTTTGGAAATGTAATCCTGTAGGAATTTCTTCTCCGTTACGTACTTGTTTAACTACCTTAATAGTAAAATTTTCTTTGTATTCTGGGCATTTCAAATGAATGTCTAACTTGTTTAAGTTAGGCATACCAAACACTCCATCTAAATCTTCAATAGCTTCTTTAGTCTTAGCATTAAGAATAACGCTACGGTCTTCGGCCATTGATTCAATAACTGTTTCTTTATCGGTTGCACTAATTTTAATTAGTGGTAAAAATCCTAGGCTATGCGTATGTGCTACTAGGTCTTGTAAAAAGTCTTTCATATGATTCTCCATGTTTTATGATTATACTTAGGTTTTGTGACTATGTCAAGGTTTTTTTCTTATCGTTTTATTATATTCTACTGCTGATTCTAATATAGTAAGTGGCGTATTTGCTCGATTTGCATATTCAATAAGAGCGTTGGTATCTTTTGGAAAACATGTTCCGCCGAACCCTCTATCTCCATCGAAACTAACAACTGTATGACTAGCACCCACGCGAGTATCGTGTGTAATAATCTGTCTTACTAAATTATAGTCTGCACCACTAATATTGCATAGATCATATAGTTGATTAAAGAACGCTACTTTTGTAGCTAAAAAACTATTGATACTATATTTTACTAATGATGCTTCTGTTACACTACAGTAAAAATATAATTTACAGTCGGGCAATACTTCTGTAAAAACTTCTTGCCAAAATCCTTCTGGATCTTCGCCACCTAACACCATATATTTCTGATTGGCAAAATCTTCAACTGCACTAACTGCTCGTAAAAATTCTGGATTGTAACAGATACTGTGCTTAGGAAACGCTGTTTGTATTGCAAACAATTGATCTGGAACTATTGTAGATTTGACTAACACTGGCATGAATACTGGAACGTTTTCCATTACAGCATATACTTGGCTATCATCACATGCTTCTTCTTTAGTATGCGGAGTACCTACACAGATAATAATGCCATCTGCATCTGGGTGATTAGCGATAGTGTCATCGCTGTATTTTGGATCAATGATTACTAACTCGTGACCTTTTTCCAATGTTCTTGCTACTGCCTTACCGACAAATCCATATCCTGCAATTATAATTTTCATATTAAAACTCAAATAAATTATTAAATGTATTTTTTTCTTCAGTGCTTTGGATATCCCAATTTAGTACACCGATCAAGTTATCTAACTTGTTATCTATGATGGTTTGTTCCATCTCAGCGTGATCAAAAGGTAAATCTTTGAACCACTGTGGTAACCTCAGTTCATCCACAGGATAAGCAACTGATGTGAAACCTAACGGATTAGGCTTGAGTTTACAAACAATAACTTTTGCACCATCTGTAATACTCATAGAATATTTGTCGTTAAACATACGTTTTAAAGTATTCCAGTTGATACTTGCACGTACATGCCCTGGCATATTGGCCTTGCCAGCCTTAGCTTCCTTAACTTGGTATTCTGTAATCTTATTAGCACGTTTAGGAGATCCTTTTTCCCAGCCGGGTCTTCCTTTGAATTGCGTACGAAATTCGGCGATGTGTGTTAATACTTCTTGTTCAGGCTTACCCATTAAGACCATTTCTAAAACATCACTTAAAAAGTTTTGTATAAATTCAGGAGTATCGCTACGTTTTAAATCCAAGCCCATAGCTTTAATTTTACCAGGCTTACCATCTACGTCTGCACGTTTACCTTCTTTATCATAATATAATACAGCATAACGTTTTTTAGTAATGAATAAACTTTTGCTACCAACAATTTCACGACCTGCACGTATAACTTCTCCGCGACTTTTTGGAACATGAAAATAGTCTAGCATAAACTGTGGAAATGTTGTGTTGACTTCCTCGCCAATTTGATCATACAATTGAATTACATTTTCTTTACTCCAGGGAATTAATCCGCTATCAATATCTTTCTTTAGAGTTTTGTATGCACTAAAATAACAAGAGTCTGTATCTCCATAGATAACTGCTTTTCCTATGTGGTCGTATTCTCCTGTGATAATCTCATTTACTTTACTCGCCATATGTTTTGCAATTTGGCGCCCGACCAGTGTTGTTGATTGTCCGATTCTCTTATCAAAGAACCTACAACCGCTATTAAGAATAGCGCCATAGAGACTGTTAAGATTAATCTTTTTAACGAGTTGTCGTTTATCCCAGTATTCTTCTTCAACTTTGTTTCCAGCATTTATTGCTTCCTTTAATTTGGCCTGCATCTCTTTACGTTCAGCATACCATCTTTTAAGTAGCCCCGGAATAATACCTTCTTTTTCGTAGGTAAAAATAGTGCCATTACTCGAAAGCATCCAAGGCTGATTACTTTCAAATATAAGTCTATAAACTTCTGCCGCACTTAGAATATCAGTGTCTCCATTTTCCCAATCAATGGTAATGTCAGTGCCAATCTCTTGAGCCATTACACTTTCATATTCATCTGCTCCAAATTTACCTTCCCAAGATGCCGCAAATGATTTGCCTTTTGCCATCTGGGTTTCAATAAATTCCTCTGTTCGTGTCTGCCTTAATTGACCAATAATAGTTTCTGGGCCCATGTTCAACGCACGAATTGCACTAGGATAAAGACTGTTAATATCTAATGATCCGACCCAGTCTTGGATACCTTCTTTAGGATGTGCAACATACGCACCGGCCGCCGCAGTATTTTCTTCACGATCACTCATTTTTGTACGGTTAGGCACTTGCATGCCTCTGCGATGGCATTCGTTAATAATAGCTTGTTCAGTTACAGCTACCGCACCCATTGTAGTTTGTAGCAATACTGTATTTTCATGTGCCAATGTATTGGCAAGATCCATGAACTTTAATTTTTTATCTAAGTCGTCTAATAGTTTACAGTCGTTAATATTATATTCGACAAACGTTTTAAAATCATTGTTGTATAGTTGGTCTAGTGTACCTTCATATTGTGTTTTACGCTTACCTAGCTCATATTCTGCAATTGCATCAAGTCTATAACTGTGGCGTTCTTCATACGTATACTTACGGTACAACTCAAGATAGTCTAAATGAACGCGACCAATATAGTCATAGGTTACACTATCACGACCAAATTTTTCATATTCTCTGCGTTTAGGAAATTGATCAAACAAACAAAATCTACGGGTATCTTCTTTTGATAATGCTTTTGTTACTCTATTTGTAGTATAAGGTACGTCAAATCCTTCACTGTTCCAACCACTAAGTACGTCTGCATCTTGTATAAGATCTAAGAACATACTTAACAATTCACCTTCATTGTCAAACAAGTAAGTATTAGGAAAATCTTTAACCATTTCTTTGGCATCTTCCATGCTAACACCTTTAGGCGGAATAGCCATACATACCATAGTTTCTAACCATTGTAGGTAGACAGCAATCGCAGTAATTGGCATGAATGCATCGTCTGGACTTGCATAACCACGTTCTGGATCAAAGTCTACCTCAATATCAAAAAATGCTACATTTAGTTTAGGAGCATCCTGATTTAGATAGTGTTCACTTAGTGTGACAAATATTGGATTAATATCGCTTTCGAACAATTCTTTGCCACTGTTAATAGCTTGTTCTTTGCGTAACTCTTTAGTGTTCTTACAAACAATCTTAGTTAATGGATCGCCGTAAATAGAAGTAAATTTGCCGCGTGGGTCTTTAACATAAAACGTGTGTTTGACAGGAATGTCACGAAACTCACGTTCACCTTTTTTATTACGTTCAACTACTCGAATGATATCATTCTCACGGTCAAACCATGCGTCTACATAAGACATAAATTTTCTTCTCCATGCAATTTAGGGCTTGCAAATACCTTAGTGCTGTTTTATGGCCAGCTAACCTTATACAATAATATTTATTAGATACGCTTTGTGATATCTAAAATTGCTTCAATTTCTTCCCAATCTTCATTATAAGCCGCCCAATCGCCTTTATGTGCAATTTTAATAGCTTTGTTAATAACACTTGGTTTGATTTGTAATTCTTCTGCTACTGCCTTGACAGTTTCTTTTAAGCCTTCTTGCAAGTCTTCGACTTCACGTAGTACTGTACTACCTTCTGAAATCAACCGCTCTAGTTTTGCCTTTTCTTCTGCACCGTATGAACGACCGCCCATGTAAATCTCCTAATGTATAAGCCTATTATATATTACTTATTGTGTCAATGCAACCTTTAGAGGTGGAAATGGCAGAAATTAATCTGCCATTTTTAATTAACCGCGAGCTATTTTTAACCAGCGATTCAATTCTTCTTTATAACTTTCTTTTACTTGATATCCATCTTCTGCACTTGTTGCATTGTTTGCGGCTTTTTTAATGTTTTGATCTTGAGCGGCAGAATATTGAGCATCGTCTGCTTTTTCAGCTTCTCCCTTTTTTGGAGTAGCACTTGCGGCATCACTGGCTTGATCCATTTGATTAGTATAGTTACTTGCACTTGGATTGTTAGCATTTAATGCTTTGATATCATCCAAGTCATCTAATTGTGATTCTAAATCTTGCAGTTGTTTGATATTATCTTCGTCTTGAGATTGTTCTAAATCTACAAGCAAGGAAGCTAATTGTTGTTTAGTAGAATCAATTTCTTTTTGCGTAGCTTCAATTTCGGCTTGTTTTTTAGCTTTGTCTTCGGCTTCGGCATCTGCATCAGAATCTGTCTTAGGTGCGTTAGGTGCATCGTAAGGCATAGTTTCTGGTTTAGAACCTACACCTTGATCGTATACTGGTTTCCCAGTAGCTTGCGGAATTGTAATATTTTGTCCAACTCCAATTTTGTTTGGATTAGTAATAGCAGGATTAGCTGCCATCAGATCAGCAACACTAACTTTATTACTTTGTGCAATTCTACTTAAAGTATCTCCTCGTTGAACTTGATAAGTTGTTGACGACGCATTAGATGTTTTAGTATCGCCGGGGTACAATGCGTTAGGTGGATTTACTTGTCCACGTCCTGCACCACTTACTGGCGCATCGGATGTCTTAGCATCACCGGGTAATGCATTAGGTGGATTTACTTGTCCACGTCCTCCACCATTTAATGAACCTGCGGCTCCTAATACTACCATACCTGCCGCTATAGATTTGCGAGGATTATCTTTTAGCCATTGCCATAATCTGCTCTTCATATTATCAGGAACTGTACGCCATTCGATATCTGAGATATCTGGACGTGGGGGAGTTTTAAATGCACCAACTCTACCAGCTTCTGGCGGAAGTATATCTATCAATGGATCTCTAACGGTAATGCCGCCGCGATCTCCGATTTCTGCTCCCCTTCTTGCTTCTTCGCCAGCACCTCGGGCCAAATCCCATGCTCTTCTGCCAAGTGTAAGTTCGCCTTCAAACAAGTCGCTAAAACTTTCTAATAGTGCTTCTGCTAATGGTTGATCTGCTGGAACAATACCTTGTCCAGTTCTGCTATCTGTATTAGGACCTTCGCCTGATAGTGCAGATAGTTTAGCTTTTAGTTCTTTGTATTTAGGAATTAAAGCTGTTAATTGTTTTAACTCTGCATCTTCTTTGTCTTGACGTGCAATAGCAGTTTGACTGCCACCTTGGATACCAGCATCATAATCTTTATTGCTAGAACTAAAAGGATTTAAATGACGTAAAAATGTACTTGTATTTGCTTTTTGTGGAACTAGACCGCGTTTAGCTAGTAATGCATCTTGTTCTTCTGTACCAGTAGCACTGATACGTGGCTTAGTCGGTGTACCGGCACCTTGCCATTCACCTTGTGTATCTGGCTCAGCACTAACAAAATATCCGCTAACAGGATCATATAAACCAGGTAATTTATTTTGTTGAGCAAGAGTCATTAATGTTTGAGCACGTTTTTGTTCGTCTTTTTCTTGACTTACCTGTGCTTCGATGTCACGTAGTCGTAGACCTTCATTAAGTTCAATGTTTTCTATGCGATTAATTAAATCTCTTATGTTCATATTATTCCTTTGGTACACAGTTAGGGACCGTGCGCCCACCTTTCTTTTTAGTTCCTACTGGATGGTAACCCTTCCAACAAGGATTTGAATTTTTTAATGATTTCTTTTTAGCGTTAGCTTCTTTAATAGGATTAGTTTCGCCAATATGTTTAGGTATATTAGCAGTTCTGCGACCACCTTGTTTGCGAATACGTGCAAGTTCGTCTATACCATGACGAATTTGTTCCATATTCATCGCTAACTCTGGAAACTGACGAGTGATATTTTCCCAAGTTAGCAAATCGTTTGTTTGTGCTCTTTCGGATAAATCTTTTAATTGACCACGTGCTCGCATTATACGTGCTTCAATACTAGCAGGATTTACACCTTGATGACTGTGAATAGTGCTAGCCGCTGGATTTTCTTTATCAAAATCTAATGGAGTTTCGTCTACAACGTAATTACCCATACCTGGGCCGCCAGTAGGATTAAATCCCATGCTATGACCAGGAACTTCGTTTTCTTTAACTTTCTTTCGCTTGCCCTTCATCGCGTTACTTAACAATGCAGTACCTTTATCTTTTTGATTAAATTCTTTAGCAACTTTTTGATCAATACCTACTTTTTTAGCAAATGCAGGATTATGTGCGGCAGCTGCCATAGTACGTGCTTGTTTTTCAGTAGTACTTCTTTCATGTAATTGCGATTCTTTTTCCATTTTATCTAATGCATCACCGATTAAATCAGTAAGACTATGGAACGCCGCAGTGGTTAATACATCACGACCAAATGCTTGAACCCATCGTTTAAGCGGAGGAAGTAGTTTTGCTCCATCATGTATGACATTTGCTCCAACGAACGATAACGCCTTTTGAATAAACGAAGCTACTCTTTTAACTTTAGGTGCCTGAGATGCTAGCCAAACAGCTTCTCCTCCCGGGCCGGCAATAGCACTTGCTAGACCGCCAGCCGCAAGTCCTGCTAAATCAAATGCAAGATCTAATCTACTATATGGAATTTCGGGAACAATTCTTTCATCCCACCAATCTCCTGCTCCTGCATCACCGCCACCAGCGGCCCGGTGTGCAATTTCACCTCCAACACCAACAGCACCGGCTATAGCAGGCCAGGAAACTTCATTGATACTTTCTTTCATTAATACACGTTCAGCAATAGTTTGACCGTATTGTTTATAAAAGTTTTGTTTTTTAATTTGTTTGGCTTTAACTTCTTGTTCAGCTTCATCGAAATATTTACGGACAACACTTTCACGACCTACACGAGCCTGTGGTGTAGATATTTTTTCTTCTTTCTGGTAATGTTGCATTGCCATTTGCACAGGCAATGATACTTTATGAGGATTACCTTCCATTAACAAACTAACATCATTTTTATCTACAATAGATAAAAATTTACCTATACTATTTTCTGACATGGGCTGTTGTGCAGGCATCTCTCTAGGTTCAGGAGCAGTCATTGTAGTCTTAGAAGAATACATTTGAGTTTCTTTGTATCCAGCCGGATCTTGTTGAGCAACATAAGAACGAGCTTCTTCTTCAGAATCAAAGTCTGCTTCAATAGTGCCTTTTTCTACATTAGTAACTGTAAAATCAGGAGTCTCTCCTGGCATTGCAAATTCAGTTTTTGTAATATAGAATTTAGGAGCAGAAGGTAAAGATGCTTGGGGAGCCGCAGGTGCAGGAGCCGCAGGTTGATTAATATCTGCTTCCTTAACAACACGAAGAAATCGAACCATGTCACTAGCACCTGCTACAGGCTTTGTAGCAACGCCGTCCATCGCCTGTAGTATG